CGTGGTTGGCATGACGCACATCGGTTGGATGATCCTTGAGAGCAATGTTTGCATCTTGCTCACTCGGCGCCGCGAAGAGATGCAGTACTGGGTAGACCTTGGATGCGATGCGGTGCCGTTGTATGCAGTGCCCCCGCTGTAACGCGCCAGCCGGCGTGCTTGAGACTCGGCAACGCCCCGATAACCTAACTTGGAGACGATACAAATGTTACAACGAACACAGGTTCAGCACAACGGAACAACTAAGCGGTTTGCACGGTCGCTTGACGAAGCCTTCGGCGGCGACGGTTACGCCATCACCCACTACCGAAACCGGTGGAGCGGGGTCAACCGCGCCGTGGTTTTTGTTCTCTGGGTTTTAGTCCTTGCATGGGGAGCAACATTGTGGACTTGAAGAGCCAACTGCTGCGGGAAGAGGGCGCCGAGTCCTGCGCCTACCAAGACTCGCTTGGATACTGGACCATCGGCGTGGGCCGCTTGATTGACTCGCGCAAGGGCGGCGGGCTGTCGCCAGACGAGATCGACTTCCTGCTTGAGAACGACATCAAGACCAAGACCCGCGAGGTATTGTTGGCGCTGCCGTGGATGCCTAGACTGTCCGAGCCGCGTCAGGCCGTGCTGATCGGCATGGCGTTCCAGATGGGTATGAAGGGTTTGCTTCAGTTCAAGCGGATGCTATCGGCGGTTGAGGACGGCCAGTACTTTGAGGCTGCTGCGCAGATGGTGGAGAGCACTTGGGCACGGCAGACGCCAGCACGAGCGCATCGCATGGCACTACAGATGGAGACAGGCGAATGGACCCACTGACCGCAGGCGTCGAACTGGCGCAAACAGTCATCACCCGAATTTGGCCGGACAAGTCAGCCGCCGAGGCGGCGCAACTTGCCGCTCAGGTCGCCATCGTGCAAGGTCAACTCGATGTGAACAAGGCCGAGGCGTCTAGCCCCAGCGCGTTTACCAGCGGCTGGCGCCCAGCGATTGGCTGGGTCTGCGCGTCGGCGCTGGCGTGTCAATATATCGCCAGGCCGCTAGTCCAGTGGACCGGTATTGTGCTTGACCACCCGCTGCCTGCGCTGCCTGGCATCGACGATAACTTGTGGCAGTTGATGTTGGGGATGCTCGGGCTCGGTGGCCTCAGAACTTTTGAGAAGACGAAAGGAGTTGCATCGTGACCGATGAACGCATTGCCGAACTGATGGGGTGGCATTGGCCGACCAGTGTTCACCCTGACGACATGCTTGCCAAGGTGCGGGCCGTTGTACGCGAAGCTGTACGCACTGATGCATTTGCAGAACGATGCAAGCTGGCAACGGACTGCCTGCCCCAGTCACCCTACCGGGTGATGCTGGAGAACCTGCATCGAGAGATGTTGGGCATTAATCAGAGGGTTGAGTTATGAACGAACGAATTAAAGAAATACTTGCTCGCCCTGGGCTTGAGCGTTTAAATGATTGGGTCAGCATTGGCCCGGTGCAGAAAGCATCGTTGGAAGAATTTACCGAGCTTGTGGTGTTGGAGTGCGCCCGAGTGGTGAAGGCGAGCGGCCCCCAAGGGGCGTCTGGGGTAACGGCCATCAGGTTTCATTTTGGAGTTGAGCCATGAACGAAAGAATTAGAAAACTAATGGACGGCTGCTTTGACGTTACGGTTGACAGTCGCGGGCGGGAGGAATGCACCGCCGACTACATCAACGTGGAGAAGTTCGCCGACCGTATCATCATGGAGTGCGCCGAGTTGGCGGAAGAATGTTACTGCGGCGATACCGTTAAGTCTTTGATAATGAACCATTTTGGGATTGAGCCATGAGCGTAAACCCAAACCCTTGGATAATCGAATCCCGCATTGAATACTGCAAAGACATGGCCGCACACAATGGGTTCCGTCTTGAGCGTGGGGATGGCAATAACACCATCAACATTGTTGCGGACAAGCCGCCCTACGGCAAAGACGTTGTCATTGCCCGGTTATATGATTGGTCACTCGTAGAGATGTATCTTATCGGGTATGAACAGGGCAGGTCAGAGACAAACGTTGTTGCTACGCTGGCAAGGAATAGAAAGGTGAAACCGTAATGTCATGCGACTGGGGGAAAACTGAAGGGGAGGAAGACCTGCCCGAACCTGAGCACATTGATAGTGAGACCTGCTGGTGTGAACCCGCATTAGATTACACAGACCCCGATACGGGAGTATCGGTATATGTTCACCGGAGAGCGCAATGATGAACACCATCATCCCGGCAAAAGAAGTTGCTGCAAGCATTTGGAAAATCATGGAAGAAGTTGTCAATAAACTTCCAGAAAAAGATCGGGAGAACTTGAAGGCAGTAATGCTTGATCAGCTTGGCGTGGCTATGTTTAACGGACCAAAAGAAAAGGAGAAGAACGAATGACAGACGAAGAAATCCACGACTGCTTTCAGCAGCGCAGCAAAGATAAGACGCAAGAGCGCCGACTAATTGCTAATGCCATTGAGGAAAAACTGCTTTACACAAAACCCCAATGGCAGGGGCTAGCTAAACTACATGCAAAGCTTATTGCCGAAAACTCACCAAATATTGAGTGGGCAATAATGTTGACAGAGCAAGCACTTAAGGAGAAAAACGGTGACTGAACCCATAGCATGGATGGTTTACACAGAAGACGGGAAGTCTGTGTATGTAACCGATAACCCAACCGACATCCAGCAAGGCCAACGAGCTTTGCCGCTTTACACGAAGCCTGAGTGGCAGGGGCTGACGAAGGCTGATGTAAATAAACTCACACAAGATGTGATTGCGTTTAAAAGCGAGGTTGTGGAGTTTATTAGAGAAGCAGAAGCAAAGCTCAAAGAGAAGAACACGTGACCGAAACCGAGAGAAACCTAGACCTCTTGCTAGGCGATGCCTTAGCGGAGAACGAGCGACTCAAGTACGAAATCAAACGCCAAGAGATCGTTATTACGCAGTTGCTATTGGCGATCCACGAAACCGGAACCCTGCGAGTGCGAGATGATGCATCCTGACACCGAGTTGCTGATGCACCTCGCCGCCAACCTGGTGCGCGAGTACCCAAACGGTGTGAGCACGGTCGACATGCACCTGCGCATGGCGATCTCGCTCGACAAGGCCCGCAAGATTCTGTGCTTTGCCCGCAAGGCGCGGCTGCTGGGCGTGGCCGGTAGCGGCGTCACTGCTCGATGGGCGTCGCCCGAGCGAGCAGCAGAGCTAGACGCTGGGCGCTGGACAAAGCGCAAGTTACAGCACAAGGCCTGTCGGGACCGCAGGATCGCTGCCCGCCAGGCTGCGTCAGAACTGGCGCCAAAGCGGGTAGCCAAGCCCTTCAAAATTCACGCGCCCAACAGCGTGTGGCAACTAGCGGACTTTCCATGCGACCAACTAAAGCAGCGATAGACGCCATCCGCGAGGCCTACATGGCTGACGTCTTGACAATCAGAGCGCACATCCTGGCGCTCAATGATCCGCATCTAGAGGACGCCTGGGCCGGCATCGAGACGTTCGCTGCGGTGGCGTTGCGGGTGATGGCGAAGACCAACCCTAGCAAGCTCAAGAGCGAGATGGTGACTGTGGGTATCTCGGCGCTGCTATGAGCGGTCGACCTTGCCGTCAAGCTTGTCAAAGATGCGCCCCAGCAGGTCGCGTATCTCTTTGAGGTCCGACCGGTAATCGTCCCGCGTCACATAGGTCTTGGGTAGCTCGACCGACAGGCGGGTCAAGTCGGCTTTCAACTCCTTGACCGCTGACCACAACTCCCTTGCGAACCAGCCGGTAACCGCGCAAGCGGTAGCAAGGCCAATGTCGATCAGGTGTTGCGAATCCATCAGATCATCCTAGCAAGGAGTGGCACCGCCCCGCCGGCGCACGTCGCCAGGGCATCGAACCATTCTACTCCGTGCGTGGGCCTCTCTGACCGTTGGTTGGAGAGCCAGTCGAGCACCTCCTTGCCCACTGCGGCTAGCACCACGAGGCCATAGGCTGCGTCAGGGCGGCGCAGGATGGCCAGCGCCAGCAGGAAGATCAGCGCGCCGTAGACGGCGTGGTTGGCCTTATCTTGCGGGAGCGAGGGCATTGTTGTTCTCTGTGTTGGCAAGAATGCCGCCTGCGGTTGCAGGCCGAGCGGCGCGGCGCAGCAGCGCGTTGGTCAAGTCTTGCTTTGAGCGGTTGGCCATCGCCGACTCTATTTGCGCCGCTGCCAGCGCAGGGTTGGACATCTCACGCGCCAGTTCCAGCGCCATTTTCTCATCCATAGAACCTGAGAGTTGTTTGAAAACCCCGTTGAACACGGTGATGGTCCGGTTCAAAAACGAAGGCAACGGAAGACCGGCTTGTTTGCCGACCTCAGTTGCAATACGCTCGCCAGTTGGACCGGCAGGCCGGCCAGCTTTTGCCAGGCTTTCATACTCAGCTTCCCGCGCTAGGTCAGCCCGCACCAAATTTACTTTGGCCAACTGTTGCGGCGTCATGTTCTTGGTGAGGTCAGCAATACGCTGTTCAACCGCAAGCGCGTTGGCGCCTGGCGGCAAAGGGGGACGCAACTTGTTGCCGCTATCCTTTGCCATCTGGTTAATGCGAGCCAGCCGCGCCGCGTCTTTGTTGATGACATCGAGGCGCTGCGTCAGGTTCATGCCGGCATTGTCAAGGATGCCCAACGGGCGAGCGTAGTCCTTCATGAACTGCGCTTGCTTCGATGGGATGACGTTGCCAAGTTCATCTGTCACCTTGCGCCGGTACAGGTCTTCAATGCCCGACCGCGCCACCTTCATGGCGTCTGGGTTCTTGCCAAAAAGGTCTACAAACTGGCCGGCTTCGCGCTCGCCATCTTTGCTGAAGAACTTGGTGATGACATCGTCCGCATTGACCTTTGGCTCGTTCAACGCGGTCTGTTTGAACAGGTTTGCGTTGACGCCAGTCTTGAATCGAGGGACGTACTCGGTACGGTACAGGTTGACTGCTTTTGCATACGCCTCTTTGGCAACGTCAGGAAGCGTGGTGCTTTTGCCGACCGCGTCATCGATTGCGCCGTGGATGTCGTACAGGTTTCTCAGCGCAGTTGGCGACATGGGCTGAGTGCCCAACTTGGCCGCAGCAATGTCCGCGTTCACTGCTTTGCGAAGATCGTCCAACTGCTGAAGCGTTGCCGTGGGCGGGCCAGCTTTTGGCGCTACACCCTTGATGTTCTTGCTCACCAGACCGCCGCCGATTGCTTGCGCTGGGGGTTCAGTTGGTTTGAACGACAGCAACTTGCGAACGGTGTCAGGCGCCGACTCGGGGGCAAAGCTAGACAGTTTGCGCTCTAAGATTGATTCGGCTTTGGCTACGACATCCGACACATCGATGGCGGCATCGCCGGCTTCTTTGAACGCAGCGGTGTACGCAGGCTGGATTACGCCTTTTTTGACTGTTTCTTGTTCTGCTTTGGCAGCGCCCAACAAACTATCGCCCACTTCGCGAGGGCTGACATCAGTCAATCCACGGTCGATCTTTGCCTTGGTGCGGTCCATAGCAGCGCCAAAACGCGCTTGCGCCTGCGCTTCTTGTGCAAGCCTAGCGGCGTTGCTTTGCGCAGCTTGGCCGGCAAACCCGGTTGCCATTCCAGGCACTTCAGTAGACGCCTGCCCAAGCGCAGAGAACCGGGCGCTACCTACAGGCGCAGCTACTTGCGCCGCTGTAGGGGCGCTGCCAGGCACAATGACTGCCTCGGGGCTTCGTAGCGCGTTGAGGATGTCTTGGCCTTTGCCTTCAATTGCCTGTATGTAAGTTGCCTCTTTTGGCGCAAACACCTTTCGGCGAAACTCAAGGCCAATTTTGGCAACTGGTGCTACAACGGCAGGAACTACTGCGCCAATAGCAGCGCCCATGCCGGCGTCTTCTGGGTTCACCAATCCAGCAGAGATGGCACCGGGAACAGCGCCGCCCACAGCGCGAGTAGCAACGTTCTTTACGCCGGTCAACCCGGTCTGGCCAAACCCAGATGTCTCTAGAGCAGTGGCAACTGGCGTCAGGAACCTAGCCAATGACGGTGCCATCGTTGCAACTTTTGTAAGCGGAGCGGCTACAAGCCCACCGACAGGCGCAGTTGCAACCATCTGGGTGCCCAAGCGGGCGCTGCTGGCAAGGGCAGACTGGCCGTACCGTTGATCGTACTCGGCTTTTGCTTTTGCCTCTGCCGCTTCTGCCGGAGCGCCGCCGACTGCGGACAACAACGTGCCGGTGATGTCGCGAGCGCCTCGGTTTACACCGGCCAGTAGATGTGCCGGGATGGACTGCTTCACGCCTTCGAAGAACTGATCCATTCGCGACGCAGGCGTTGCCGCAGGCGCTTGCGGCGCACCAGCGGTCGGAATCTCACTCATTGCAGCGCCGCGAGTCGGTTCTGGTTGGCCGGAAGCCTTAGCTTCCAACTCTGCCATGCGGCGCAGCGCTGCCAATTCTTCGCGTGGGTCCATAATTATTTACCGCCAAATCTTTTGCGAAGCTGATCGAGTTCGGTTTGTTCTGCGGGCGATAGCGCGTTTTGCCCCGCAGCAGGTCTAGCTTGGCTTGGCGGCGCCCCGCCTGTCTTATAATCATAAGTCATGTCGTATGCGTCTCGCATACGTTGTTTGGATACGCGAGCTACATTGGCGGCGTCTGACAAAGCTCTTTTTAAGTCGCCCGTGTCTTGCGTGCGGTTAATTGGCGCAAACGCATCGCGCAAATATTGACCTTCTTGGTTAGACACGTTGCCTAGCGCCCCGCCAGTTGGCGAAGCCGCACGCATGGATTGCAATTCTGCAAAACCACCACGCGCCACAATACTGTCGTACAACGCTTGGGCCGCACGGGCTTCTTTTGTGACCGCAGGTGTGCGGCCATAGATAAGACCAGAAATACCGGACAACCCTGGATGGTTTGCCAATTTTTCTAGGTCAATTACCAATGAATCAGTTTTTGACTCAAACGTTTTAAGCGCCGAAGTGGCTTGAGGATATTTGGCTTCGCGTTGCTGGATTTCTTTTGGAGCCAATCCTTCTTGCGCAGATGCAGGCGTCATCCCTTCCGCAATTGCGCGTTCGCGGCTGACAAGAATTGGCTTACCTGTAGCGGGATCGACTACCGGCACTGGGGCTGATTCAGCGCGAGGCTGCGCTGGTGCGCGGGCAGCCGCAGCCATACGGAGTCTTTGTGCTTCTACGTCCGGCGGGAGTAGGCGGTCTACCGGTTCTGGGCGTTTAGCAAGCTCCATGCGAATTCGTTGCGCTTCTACGTCCGGCGGGAGTAGGGCGTCTTTTGGCGTCATTTGCGCCAACGCTCTACCTCGTTCGCGCATGCCCGCGCTTGGGCTGACAAGCATGTTTCGTATCTGATCGGGCGTAAAATTTTGATCTGTTGCGCCTGCCCCCAGCCTTGCGGATTCCGTGCTGTACACATCTTCTTCATCTAGCGCACGAAGACCTTTGGTAGCTAGTTCTACTACGCTGCCTTCTTTGTTCATCAACCCGAATTGCAGCATACTGGACAGCGTAGGGCGATCCAATTTGTGCCCGCCCTCGCTCATTTTTGCGCCAAGTCCAGTTAAGAACGCTTGCCTTTGCGCGGCGCCTTCTGTTGCGGCGCGGCGTTGGTCAGCTAATGCAGACCGTTCTTCTCGCAAACCGAGAGCATTCTCGGACTGCATTTGCATCTGCTGCTTGGCTAGCTGATTTTGCAACGCTTGTTGCTGGCCTTGCGCGTATCGCTCTCCAAAACTTGGCTGCGACGTAAGCTGGGAGAAATCAAGAGCAGCCATTAGTAAGTCCCTTCGTAAGGTACGCCGCCGCCAAACATGTTGTTAAAATTTGGCGGGCTTCGTCCGAACTGCGCGCCAATATCCCCGATTGCTTTACCATACGCTGAACTGCCGGCGAGGGTAGCACCGCCAGTATTGACGCCCATCTGACTTAGCATATTGCTTGCGTTGGCGCCGTACTGGCCTGCTTGGCCAGCTTGCCCAACCGCTGCCGCCTGACCGGACGACATCAGGCTACCCAACGGTGCCAGTTGGTTCTGGCGGTTGGTCTGGTAGCGGTTGAAAGCGTTGCCGTACTCTTGCGAGGCAAGACCTTGCGCGTAGTTTTGCATCCCCATCATCGTACGGCCACCGCCAGCGCCGCCTTGGGCGCGGGCCTGGCTACCCAACTGCTTCAGTCCCTCGCTCAACCGGAAGGCATAGCCGGGGTCTTGCTGGTAGTCCTGCATGCTGAAGTCTTTGGCGTACCTGCCATACCCCGCTGCACCAGTGTCGCCGCCTAGCCCCAGCATCTCCATCAGTCGGTTCTGACCAGTCAGGCCGGCCTGGCGATACGGTTCTGAAAGACGCTTCTGTTCGTCGAACATCTCCCGCTGAAGATCAAGCCCTCTTTGGTTCTGAGCGTTGGCTTGAGCAGCGGCATCGGACGCGGCGTCGGAAGACATCTTGCCGCCGATGAGGCTGGCAGCAGCGGGGATAAGGAAGGCGAAAGGCACGTTAATGCTCCTCTATCAAGACTTCATCGACAGATTCGATGTCGGTGCAATCGGTGGCGTGGATGCAGTACCACATCACGTCTGTAATGGCGCGGATGCTATGGACTTTCCCCGCTTTAATTGTCAAGCACGCAGGAGCGTGAACAACCGATACTTTATCATCAACCAGCAGTTCAACCGACCCAGTAGCCAAGATAGACAGGTGGTCAAACTTGTGCTTGTGCTGCACACACAAGTAGCCCGCAGGAATGCGCGCCTCCTTGGCGTACACACCTGAACTGAAGTGGTGATGGATCAACATTTCCATTTTTTAAGCGCCAGCGCCTTGCGGGTAGGCTCGCCCTTGGCGTCCTTCATCGGGCCAGGCACGCCGCCCATCCTAGCGCAGAACGAGTCCTTGCGCGCCCCACCCTCGGGTTGCGGTGGCTTCAACCCAGGCTTGCCGGGGTTGGCCTTGTTGTACGAGGCGCGGCCCTTGGCGTTCAAGCCGCCCTCGGGGTTCTTTCCTTCGGCTCTTTGCCAGGCTGGAGTTTTCATGCCGCTGCAATCGTGGTGACGGTGCCCGATGAGCCCCGGTATTTGAGAGCGCCGGCCTCGACGTAGAGTTGGCCCATGCCTGCTGGGGAGGTTGTCGGCGCGGTGCCGTCGCCAATGCCGATGACTTTTTCAGCATTGGTGCCCCAGACAGCGGGTTGTCCGTTGTTGAAGCCAATGTTGCCGGTGCTGCTGATCTGCATCCTAGCCACTGGCGGCAGGGTGCTGTTGTTGGTGCCGGTGGCAAACGAGAAGGCTGTAGGGACAGTTCCCGCAGACACCGCACCGTCAACATACACCGACATGTTGGCTAGGAATTGATTGCTTGTGCCATCTGCGCCGCCAAACAACCACGCGCCAAGCGAGTCGTTTTGCTGCACCGCAGTGGTGGACGTAGCCGTTGTGCCGCGAGTTTTAAGAATATATACGGCAGCGCTGGCAGCGGTGTCGGAATAGCCTCGTTGTATTATGCTGGGTGCAAACGTAGTAGCAGCCCCAAACACTTGAACGCCAAATGCACTTGCGCTAGACGTAGGCCCACCCACCAGAACTTTGGTCGGAATGGCAACAGTGCCGGTAAGCGAAGGAGACTCCGAAAAGACTAGGTTGGTACTTGTGGTGCCCGTTGCGCCTGCCGCTGTGTATCCAGTGATGTTGTTGAACGATGCAATGCTGGCGGTGATAGCGTTTGTACCGCCGTTGGCCACCGGGATCGCCGTGCCGGAGTAGGCAAGGGCAAGCGTTCCAGCAGTAGTGATTGGCGACCCGGTGACGCTCAGAAACGCCGGTACGGTAGCTGCTACGCTGGTGACGGTGCCAGTCCCTGTTACCGTTGCCCAAGTCGGGGCGCTTGCGCCGTTTGATTGCAGAACCTGGCCCGCAGTGCCGACGGCAGAGAATGCGTAGGCTGTGCCGGTGCCGTAAGGCACAGCGCCCGCCGTAGGCGTTGCGGTAGCGTTCGTACCGCCATTGGCAACTGCCAAGGTGCCAGCAAGCGTAACGGCGCCAGCAGTTGCGGTCGCCGGTGTCAGGCCGGTAGTGCCGCCAGATACGGTGGTCTGCGTGGCGGTAACCGTTGACTGCTTGGTGACGCCGCCCTGCACCACTGCGACAAGCTCAGTGCCGGTGATTGCACCGGCTGCAGGAAGGTTTGATATTTTGACGCCGGCCATGATGGCTCCTTATGCTGCGAAATATTGACCAGTGATGACAACGTCGGCGCTTGCCGCCCAGGTCGGCACATAGATGACGTTGCTGTTGACCAAGCCGGTGCCGAACCCAAGTGCCGTGACGTTCGATGCGGCAACGCAAGTGCCAGCCACCACGGTCGAGGTGGGCGTGCTGAAAGAGGTTGTACCTGCCGTCGCTGCGGTGCTGGTGGTGCTGGTCACGCGAATCGTGAAGCTGACGAAGTCACCAATGCGCTCAAAGGTGCCGACATAGGTCGGAGTGCCAACAATCGTCAGATTGGTTGCAACCGGTGTCCAAGTGCTCTTGGTGACGTAGGAGTCGGGCAGCGTGGTTGCGCCGGTGATGTTGAAGAGTTGAATGTGGCGGGTGTCGGTGCCGTTGTTGGTGATGGTGCCGTTGTAGCCTAAGCCATAGGTAACGGTGTTCTTGACGCCCGCGTCAATCTGTAGATTGTAAATTTCCCCGCCATGAAACGCCGCGCTGTTGCCGCCATACATCCACACAAGCCCGCTCAAAGTGTTGTCGGCTAGGACGTTAATGAACGAAGTTCTTAGGCCAGAATTCTTGATGTGGAACGTTGTCGCGTCTCCAAGAATACCGTTGGCCTCAAGGTCCATTCCAATAAACGTGTTTTCACTGTTATTGGGACCAATGAGGATGCCGCCGTAGCCGGAGGTAAAACCGTTGCCCTCAACCGTTCCACCGACAAAGGTGTTCATGGCGGTTTCGTCCAACACCAGCCCGTTGCCGCTGGTCCCCTCGATGATGAGGTTGATCCAAGTGCAGTTAGAACATTGTTCGCCAGCATTGCGCAAGCCAAGACCAACACCAATCACAGATGGTGTAACGAGGCCAGGCTCATTGCCAGAATGGCAAAAGTCATAGAACGAGTTGGACACCATGAAGTTGCACAGCATGGCGTAGGCGGGGAAATTGATAGGCCGCAGCCGATTAAACTGGCTGTGCGTGATGCCCCGGATGAAGACGCCGATGGTCGCTGCGCCTGTGCAGTTGATCGTCAGGTTGTCAATCACAATGTCTTGCACAACCGTAGTGGATGGAGCCGCTCCAGCATCAACAACCAGCCCCGGCCCAGCGCCGGTGATGTTGAGCACAACCCGCCCAATGCCGTAGATGCGAGCGCCCAAGATTGCAAAGTTGGGCAGACTGGTAACGTTGTAGGTTCCTGCCGGGATGGTCAGTTGGCGAGAAACGTTCCAAGCGTTGGCAAACGCAGTGGTGTTGGCGGCGGCGCTGCCGCTGGTGGAGAACCCGAAGTCGGCAACGCTGTAGGAGTCGCTTAGTTTGCTCTGGACCGTGCGCGTGGTGCCTGGCCCGGTCTGCGTGAAGCCAACCAGAGTCGAGCCTGTGCTGCCGGCCAGCAGTGCCTCAAACGCAAGCAGGTCGTTGATAGCCTCTTGCGCTTCGATGTTGTCGACAGTCCAGATGGGAACCGCAGGAGCGTCAGCAGACGCCAACACGAACTTGTACGCTGCGCCGTTCAGCCACACACCGTTGGGCGCCTCGCCTCGGGCGTCAAGTTCGATGTCCACCGGGTTCTGCGTGGTGCCGCTAGCGTCGGTGTAGGTCGCCAAGGGGGTGGTGGTGCCTGCCGCGTAGGTGTACAAGTGCCCACCGACCAGCGGGATGCCGCCAGCAGTGAAGAACTGCAACTTTGGAGGGGGAGAAAGAGTTGCGCTCATGGCGTAGCCTTAGACGGATGTAATGGTTTGCCAGGCCGCGCCAGAGTAAACGCAGAGTTTGGCAAGCGTGGTATCAAAGATCACCAGACCGGCGGCAGGAGCGCTGATGGCGTTCTTCTGCGTTGTGGTCATGTTGGGGAAACGCACGCCTTGGGTGGTTGATTGTGCATCCAGCACGGCGGATGCGGCTGGCGTTGCGCCGATACCAACGCTTCCAGAAAATACCGGAGACGCAGAAAAAACCAGGTTTGTGCTGGTCGTGCCGGTAGCGCCAGCGGCGCTGTAGCCGGTAATATTGTTGAACGAGACGATGCTAGCTGTGGACGCACTGGTGCCGCCGCTTGCAACGTTAAGGACGCCGGCTAGGGTGACCGCGCCGGTGGTTGGCGCAGCCGGGGTCAGGCCGGTGACGCCGCCAGCCCAAGACAGAACGCCCGTGTTGGCAAGGGTGATGCTGCCAGCGGCGTTGGTCACCCCAATGCCAGCGCCTGGCGTCAGTGTGTTGAGTGTGTACCCGACAGCGTTGCCAATGAGCAGTTGGCCATTCGTCGGTATGGCCGACAAGCCCGTGCCGCCGTTGACTGGCTGAAGGGTGTTCTGGTTTTCCCCAACAATTGCGTACAGCCCGTTGAAGAACCGAAACCACTCCGTCGACACCAGACCTGTGTTGCTGTCAACGATGGGCACACGCGGCGCCGGGACTTGGGTGAGATTAAGCATTGGTCGGGGTGATGAACAGTTCAGCGCCCATGATGGCGATCTTCACCGGGTCAGTGCCTGAGACCTCGTAGACCCGGTCCCGGAGCTTTTCGGTCATACCAAGGCGGCGCCAGATGGTGCGGTAACCGTACTGACCAATAGCGCCCATCGAGCGCCAGTGCTCGTTTGACCAGGTGTGCCCGCCATCGTCCGACCAGCGCAGCATGGCTTGCGGGTTGACACCTTGGACTGTAGCAACCGTAACCAAAAGGTCTTCCCCGGATTCCGTCAATAAGTCTTCTTCCCCACCTAGTAGCGAGGCTGTAATGTAATCGTCTGCTTCGCTTATTATGCGGTCGCTTGCTTCTGACGTAAGATAAGTGTCGACGTATGTTTCAGCCAACAAAGGTTCCAGCGGCGTAGAGGGGTCGATCCCGTTCAGCCCGACGCCAGACTCAGCGTCAAGTTGCAGCGAGTGATGTGCCGTGCGCTTCAGGTTGTTCTGGCCGGTCGGCAGCGCCCGCCATGACCGCAGCCACCGCTGAATCTGACCGTTGTCGGCGTAGACATCCAGATCAAAAGCGTAGATGTTGCCGTTCTCAAAGTCGCCAACGATGATCGTGCCACCGAAGTTGCACTGGCAGTTCGACCGGTGCCGGTACTGGCCCTCATCGCCGCTGGCGCGTTCGTGCCAGGCTTGCACCGACACATCGTAGACCCAGGTCTTGCTGGCAGACGGGAAGTTCAGGACGTAGAAGGCGTGGCCCTCTTGCTGGTAGGTGTAGGCTACCGCGTCAGAGATGTTGCCATACTGGGCAATGGCGTACTCGATGGCGTGGGTCGAGACCCTGACGCCGCTGTAGCCGTTGTTCTTGTAGACGATGCCCTGCCCGCGAGCGTCAGTGCCCAGCCAGAACAGCGCATTGTCGAGCTTGGCAACCGAGTAGGGAGCCGCACAACCGATCTCGTTGAACGCGCCTTGGACAGGCGTCAGCGGGAATCCGGTAAGCCCAGCGTTGTACCAAACTTCGACCGAGTCAGTACCAAACACCCACATCTGCCGGTGGTCTACGTTGATCGCCACCACACCGTCAGGAGAGCCATCCGCAGGGGCGACCGTCAGCGGGTCGAACACCAGCGGGTATATCTGCACCGGTGGCGTGGTCAGGGTCTGCGTGACCACAGACCACAGGTTCTGACTGTTTGGCTCATTGAAGACAAACAGTTGGTCGATGTACGCGACAGTGACAGCGCCGGCAAAGTCGGGGCTGGTGATCGCATCAAACGAGCCTGTTGGTTCGTGGTAGGTGTAGCTAGGACCGTTGCAGGCAAAGAATAGGGTGGTGCCGTTGTCCGCGATGGACACTGGGCCTGTGCCCGACACATAGCCAATCAGTTCAGGCGTTGCCGTTGTGCTGGTGAGCTTGAAGACCTGAATGCCCGAGACAACATAGAAGTCCGTCCCGTTGGTCTGGTGCGCCCACAAACCCCGGATAGGCCCGGTGCCGACCGTCTGGAGGAACTGCAATCCTGGGGCGCGGTTCAAGAACCCGGCTTCCTTGCCGCCATCAGGGATGGCTTCGGGGAACAGGTTGACGAGCCTGTTGTCCGCAGCGTTGATGCTGCGGGCAACGTATGACTGCCCTAGAATGGGGGTCTTAATTTCCGGCTCCAGGCAGGTTAAACATACTTAGTAGTTTCCTGCAAAAATATTATATCTTTGTCTAGAAGCTACGATGCTGTACGGCAGCGACATGATGTCATCCGGGTTGTTGATGCGCTTCAAGTTGCGCTTGGATGTCATGGCGATCCGCGAGACTTGCGGCGATGGCTCGACACCAAACTCAGCAGCGATCTCACAGGCCAGGCAGTACCGGAACGCCCGCAGATAGCCTGGCGGGAAGGACAACACCGTCGCCAGCGTGGCCGGCTGGGTCAACTCAGACACCGAGACAAAGTGCCACTCCAACACTTTGGTTGGCACCGGGTAGATGTACATCTCGATGTCGGGGTAGGTCATGTTGACCCAGATCACCTGTGGGTAGGTGCTGGTCACAGTCTTTACCGCAATACCGTTGTACTGCTGCTGGTTGAGAATCTTGATGCCAAACGAGATGTTGTTCGCGGGATCGCGAAAGTACGTCGAGTCGTCTAGCAGAATTGGCCGGTTGCCAACAAAGTCGCCGGTCGGGCCAAGCGTGCGGCTGATAGCGCCGGGAGGCCAACTGAACACTTGGTCTTGGGTGCTGAACACCGCCAGACGTTCAGTGCTCCACGAATCAATCATCTGATTCATGGCAGTGAGCGCGTCCTGGGACGTAGCAGCGGAAGGCGTCTCACCCTCGGCTAGTTGGCCGATCAGGCGCAGCGCCCCGTTGATCTGGTCCCCGGCAGTGGTGGTCATTCAGACTCCTTGCGACGGCGCCTCAGTTCATTCACTGGTGCCTGCTCGCCCGGAGTATACCTTACCCAGCCGTTCTTTTCGTCTTGCTCGGCCTCAAGTTCTGCCATAGCAACCTTGGTGCCGTGTACAGGGTGCTTCAGATAGATTACCACAGATCGCCCCTAGAATTTGGCCCTCCTGCGCCTTGTGAGCACAGGAGGGGAGTGCCTCAATTAGAGGCGGTACAACGCCCAAGTAGCATCGCCCGTTTTGCGAGCGCGGAAGCTAATTGAGGTGCCTGCGGTAGCAGCAACAGTCATAAGGCCTTGCGACCCAGAAGTGCCAATCGTCCAACCCGTACCTGCGGTTGCGGTCATCGTGATGACGCCGGAGCTTGAGCCATCAACGTTGATCACGGTGAAGTCAAAAGACGAATTGTTGGGCATGCTGGGGAACGCAGCGTCCATCAAAGCAGCAGTCGGCAGCGTGTACGCTGCTGCGCTGGTGCCTGGCGAGCCAAGAAGAATCTTAGTCGCCAACTGAGCCGCAGTCAACGTAGCGTTGCCGGCAGCAATTGAAGTTGGCGTGGGTTGCGCAACAAACAGAATTTCGCCAGTGTTGCCGTCACCGAGTTGGTAACCGCCAGAACCATTAGGGAGAGCCATGATAATTTCCTTTTAAGAAGATGGTTGAAACAGGGCCAAAGCCCCATCTCAAGTTAGCCCCAGAGGCGCACGGCCATTTGCGGACGGATGACGCTGTACCCGTACAGAACGTCGATACGACAAGGCATACGGTCATTGTTGATGTCGTACTGACGAACAATACGCATCGAGATGCCGTTATGGACCTGGCGCGAAGCCATGTCCACGCCCTGCGGCAGCAAGAGGTCAGCTGTAGCAAACGTGATCGCATTCTTCTGGTAGATCAGATTCTGCGGGTAGCCCGTGGAGGCCGCGCCGACGAAAGTGACCGCTGCGTTGTTCGCAGGGAAGGCGTCAATGGTTGCCAGCGCGTTGCTGGAGGTGTACATGGGCGGCGAAATTGCCATGTTTGCCATGTCAGCGCCGGATGCGGTCTGGGCAACGGTCACCACAAACTGCTGCAAACTGCCGGTCGATTGGCGGGTCTGCGGGTTGACGCTGTACACACCAGCAATCGTGAACACATCACCAACAGTAACGGTAGTGTCGCTGGTAAAGCCGTCCAGAGTGATGGTGGCCTGACCTTGGGTGAAGGTCGTTGCATTGACCAAGGTGGTGCCGGCGCGTGACCCAGTGGTGTGGTTCCCAATCGACTGCGACATGTTGACTTCGTCGTAGCCCAGAACGCCAGTGCCCATCATGCCTGCGGTGAATTGCCGGCTGATAGTAGACGTTGGGTTGAAGAAGCCTTTCATGCCCTCGACCAAGTTCGCATTGGCGGCGGGGTTCACCGTTGCGTAGCGGTCGTTCATAGGAGCAGCGTACTCGTTCAGCTTCTGGTTGCCTTGCAGCAGAACCAGCGAGGTGGACGGCGTGGTGCCAGGCGTACCAACAGTCGAGAAGATCGACTTGTAGGAGTTGGCGACATCAGCGTCGATGCTGGAGGCCAACTGCGAGATACGGGGTTTGAGAACCCGTTCCGCGAAGTCGTCCAACTGCATGGTCAGTTCAGCAGATGTGAAGTTGACACCAATGTGCTTCTGGCTTGCGACCGTCAGCGTGGTGAACTGCTCGTTGTCGTCCTGAACTTGCAGGGCGGCGCCATCGGTCACCAGAGCACGGTCGGGCAGACGAATGCGCAGGGTGGAGCCGATCTTTGCACCTTCAACGGCGAACGAGTCGTCGTATTGGCGGTTGACGTTGCGGGTGAGCACCAGGTTGTTCTCTAGGCCATGTGTTCGCTCAAGGTCGTTAGGCTTGAACCGCCCTTTCGGGCTGCTGCATGTCACCATGCAGAGCAGACTATCTCTTCACCCTATTGCTAGGGGTTGTGCGCTTCCAGCCACTTGGCTGTACTCCCTTTCGGGATAGTCGTTACACCTTCCGCTGATGAGGGCAAACGCCGCCGTTTTTGTGCTTGCCAATTTGACAGTTCATGCACAGAACTTGGAACCCCTCAGGGAACTTGTTCTTGACGAGCCACAGATAAAAGCCTGTTCCGCTACCGGAGTACAACTTGGCTTTTCTCATGTCGGCCCCGTCATTGTGCACGTGGTCTATTGACAAGAACATCTTCTCAGCTTCACCGCAACAGTTGCATTTGTAGCCGCCGTAGGCGCCATACACTGCTTCTCGTTGCTTGTCCTGATTGCGCTTGGTCTTTTCAGCTTCAGCAAGCCGCATGGCGGTTACTTCTTCTGGCGTTCCATTTGCAATCTTTCGGTTGCGCCATTCGCGAGAGTGTTCCCGAGACTTCTCTCGGTTGTTGGCTCGCCAATCGCGCATTCGCTGATTGAAGACTTCCCGGTTACGTTCACGGTACCTAGCAGCCGCTTCACGGTTCTTAGCCCGTGTTGCTTCGTCAAGTTCCGTATTACCTTCTTCTTTGGCTTGGCTCGGTATTTTCATGTAATCATTCTACATGACGTCCACCGAATTCACACAATTTTTTTCTTGACGTTGCCGTCAGGGGAGACCGATTAGTTAATCTCCAGAGCTTTCCGGGTGATCATGTCGATGGTAAGAATCGAGTTTGACATGACCTAACATTCCTTTCAGGGTTAAAAACTAGCGGAGGCGTGCTTCCATCTTCTTCACCTGTCGAGCGCGGTCGGCTGCGATCCATTCTGAAGTGCTCATCGACTTGATGGAGCGGGGATCAGTTGTATCGTAGGTCGATGCGCCCTTGCTGCTGGCCGTGACAGGCGTAAAAGGCGGGGGAGCACTAGAAGTCTTTTTGACCATCGGTTCCGAGGCCAGTTTGGCCTCGATACGTCCGATCTCTTTGGCTTGCACATAAGGCGCCAAGCGGGAAATACGATCTGCTTCTTTCGGGTTAGCACCGAGGTAGTAGGCTACATCAGGGCCAATATCCGACGATTGGATCGTCTGTGCCATCACGGTCGTGATCTTGAGGCTTGGGTTGTACGCGACCTGTTCAAAGTCATCGTACTTGTTCCTTGCCTCTTCTTCCCTGTCGTGATAAGCACCGAGAACTTCTGTCTGCTGGCGCTGCACATCCCGTTCGTAGAGTAGCTGCTCGGCCTTCTTCATCGCCAATGCATCGGCGTAGGATTCAGTCGAGTCAAACTGCTCCGGTCTGGGATCAGCAGCGACGACAGGGGCAGCAACTACCCGCTCTCGTTCCCACTTTCGTTGCTCGCGTGCGAGCCTCTTTCCTATTGCGGCATCCAACTCTTCTTGAGTGAACGCCTTTACCGGCTGTGCTTCTACGGGTTCAGGTGCCGCCGTGGCTTCCTGTTCCGGCGCGGGTACTTCCGCTAGTACTTCTTCAGACATTGTGTGAATCCTTCGATTCCCTGGTGAGCCGCACCAGTACGGGTATTACGGGTTAGATTGAGCGTCTTCGTATTTGAACACAGCCCCGACAGTCGTGGCAACGTAAGTGTTGCTGCCTACGAGGTTGTAGCTTGCTGAACTGCTGCGCACCTTAAAGCCGTTTGCCAGCTTGTCGGCTTGGGTTCCGAAGGTCACTGCGTTGCCGTTGATTGTCATCGCCGTGGGGGTGCCGTTCAGGAACACAAACGGGCCATCGGTGCTGAGGTTGCCGGTGAACGTGCCGCTGGTGGTGACTGTGCCTGCCGTGAGGTTGAAAGTGTTGAGTGGGAGGAAACCGCTGGGGGCGGTGTAGACGAATGGTTGCTGGCCGTAATTCCAGTTGTACGTTACGGAACCAGAGCCAGACTCCCAATCAGCTACAAATATCCAACCATCAGAAGGCGTTGCTGGTAGCGTGATATTACCTTGAGCAACATTGTTTAGGTAGAATTGAATTGTCCCCGCGCCAACGTCTAGGGCCATGCCTATGACATATGTTCCAGCACTTGCCCACGCAGTACCATAAGCAGAACTAACACCTGAAATATACTTGTTACCGTTGTTACTGTAATAACCAACACCGGCTAGATAGAGTTGATACGTTGATGCTGATGGGCTTGTAATGCCTACTACCGTTACCATAGCGCCGCCACCAACAGCAGTGGCTTCAACGTAGAACTTCCCTGACGTTACGGCAATAGTAGTCCCTCGGCCCGCACCGGTCACTGTGGTTATGACTTCAGTCAAGTTACCGTTTGAAACCGTAGAATTACCTTTTGGATTTACGGGGTTCAACACAGCATAGTTCGCCACCGTAGCCGAGGTCAGTGTCGGCACATCAGTCAGGGAGTCGTATGTGGACCCGGCAGTGAGGCTGATGTTGTTGGGTGTCCAGTTGTTGGCGTTGCCGCTGGAGTCTGCTACTAGAGTGGATGTGCTGGTGGTGTTCGTGAACGGCAAATAGAAGCCATTGGTCCCGTATGTGCCCGTGTAGGCTTTGGGAAGCCACTGGCTATTGGCGCCTGTTGCGCCGAAGGCTGTGGGGGCTAGGGCTTGACCGTCTACGAAGTTGATCTCGGCCATTTCGCCGTCGTAATACTGTGCTGAAGCGCCATTGCTAAAATAGTGGGCAGTACTTGCAGTGTTTATAAAACCAGTTCTGTTTTGAACATAAGCGCCAAGTGAGGCGGTAAACGTTACGGCTTGAATAGTACCATTAATCCAAATAGATACTGCATTTGTAGATGATGCTTGTGTTGTATCATAATTAACTACAACATGATACCAAGCGGCAGGGTCGCGATAAACTGCCGTGGTTGTCCAAAAAATATTGTATACGCTGGCTTGGTAGTCTTGTACATATATCTGGTCAGCAATAATTCTAACGCCATTGAAATCGCCACCAGACGTTCCTATAAATAAATCCTGAGTGCTACTACCCAAAATCCCGCGCTTAACCCAAGCACTCCAGGTCCAAGTCCTCTGGTTGGTTGTGGTAGCAGGAGTCCTGTTCAAATACGCACTCGCAGAAGACCGGAAGCGCAGGGATTTGGCTAGCAGGTAGTCCGCACTGCCTGTCAAGAAAGCATTGATTGCTGCAAACATTATGCCTCCCAGGGCATTCCAGCAGCCTGAGTAGGAGCCGCCATCAGATCAAGCGTGACTTGCAGATTGGCTTCTGTATCAGGTGCGGCTTCCTTGACCCAGCCCAGCACGATCTCTTCAGTCAGGTCCTCATAGGGAATCACCGCCTTATCAGGGTCTTGAGTCCAGCAGGCTGCGCTGGTCATCCCTGTAGTGTTCACACCGTCATTGGCAGTTACACCAAACTTCGCCAGGATGACAAACCCATCCGCAGTGGTGCGTTCCAGATCGTTGATAGTCCAGATGAATGAGGTCATGGTGTGTAGCCTTGTGAGTATGAGCCGTACCAGTTTGTGCCGTCGGACACAAACGTCAGAATGTCCATCTTCCCCACTGTGGCGGTGATGGTTGGTGCGCCGGAGGAGTTCCACATAATGTGCGAAGCCGGGCTAGTAATAAACGTAGCAGTTGTTGCCGTGCCCGATGCTGGTTGTTTGAGCAGCAAAATAAAGGACTTACCTGCAGGTGAAACAGGTGGCAAAGTAATAGTACATGCCGTAGCGCTGGTCAGCGTAGCAGTAAGTACAGTACCGGCAGTGATTGCCAGGGTCGCTGATGCTCCTACTGTGCCGCTGGCTACTATGGTCTCAGTGTATGCGGATACAGTCAGGGAGCCGGTGTAGGAAATGACCCCCGAGCTATTAATCCGCATCCGCTCGGTTGTGCCCGCAGCAATGATCACAGTATCGCTAAGGCCAGCAGTCCCGGCAACTGATCCTATGATCGTGTTGTTGCTGCCTGTGGTTAGGGCGGAGCCTGCATTTTGGCCTAGGGCTAAGTTGACAGCACCAGTGCTTGCTGTAAGCGCAGACATACCGACAGCCGTATTAAAGTTACCAGTACTGGCAAACAATGCAGCTTGCCCAACAGCAGAATTATATATACCTGTTTGATTTGTATATAGCGCCGCGTAACCAACTGCCGTATTATTGTTGCCAGTAGTATTTGCCGTTAAAGAAGCAGTCCCAACTGCCACATTACTTGCGCCACTCAGCGTACCACTAGCCAACGCGTTAACACCAACCGCAGTATTGTTGGCAACAGCGTTAGCCCCCAGCCCCACGGTCAGACCTTGGATCACTGCGCCGCCAGTCAGGGTTGAGACGCCTGTGACACCAAGCGTTGTGGTCGAAGTGAGGCTCAAAGCACTCACAGCCCGCCCAGCGGTCAGGTTGGCCACCGAGACCTGCTTAGTCGCCCCGCTTTGGACAATCGGCAAGACCTCGGTGCCCGCTAGGGGCGTGGTACTTGCCGGGAGGGCACTGATTTTAACGTCTGCCATAAATTACTCCGTGAGGATTAGACCGCTAGCCTCGGTAACGAGGTTGTCGACCGATTCGGTTATAAGATTGCTTTGCGCCTGGGCGCTAGCATAGCCAGAAAACAACGTGGCAATGCCGCCAAGTCCAATGGCAACCGCGTTACGAAGGCCGACGCCAAAGCTCATTGCTTGCTCGTTGGCTTGCAGTAGATCGTACCGCCAGTCGACACCTGGATTGCACTAACACGCCAAGCAGCGCCCGTGGCCGGAGGCACAACAAACGGAATTGGCGTGTACGCCGGCACCGGCGTGCTGCTGGTCGTAGCCGTCACATTTTCGCCAACCAGCACATAACAGGGCTGATCAGACCACACAACCACACCTTGAGGCCCAGCGGGCCAAGTGCCCGTCACACCAGCAGTGCCCGTGTAGGTAATGCTTCTGGCCGGAAATTCAGCATCTGCTAGCGGTCGTAGAAGTTCCATGTCTTACCCCAAGAATTTCAATTTGTAGAGCGTTCGGAGATAAATCTCGACAATGTTGTCGATCAACTGCTGCAACGCTGAATCAGTCTTGTCGCATACGTCATACCGCACAGACTCGATCTCATCCAACTGCGCCTGCAAGAACTCGACAATATTAGTCGTTTTCTTGGATGATTGCAAAGTGATCCCGCCGATCAGCCCGTACCGGCCCTGGTACGCCTCAGCAAAGTCATCAGCCGCACCAATGATGCGGTTGTAGAAGATGTTGAGCGCCTCGTGCTTGCTGAAGCTGCGCGTGTTGAGATGGACGCTGTGCGCTACATCCCGGCCCAAGAAGAGCAAGCCCATGAAATCATTGCATTTCATCTTGCTGCTCCTGCGGCATCATGTCCACATCCCGGCCAGGCATCTCGCCTATGAGGTCGCCGCTGGTAATCATGCCGTGGACCGTGCCCAAGACTATTTCCTGAATCTGGTCAGGCGTCATGCCAGCCATCGTGGCGCTGATCCGCTTGGTCTCAGCATCGTAAGCCTTGACCTGGCTGTCGAACTGCTTGACCTGCAAGTCCTGCGCTTCCATCGACTTCGACACGTTCTGGAGCATCTGGTGCATCTGCTCCATCTCCTGGCCCATCGCCTGCATCTGCTGCTGCGCGGCCTGGAGTGCCGGATCGTCATCATCGGCCAGCAGTTTCGGGTCGATGGTCTTGGCAAACCGCTTGCTCATCTCCTGAGCACCCGGCCAGTCCATGTTCTTGATGAACAGGTCACCCGCCACGCCCCACAGTTGCGGGTTGCCCTGCAACAACTGGCTCATGGCATCCAGCGACTCTTGGCGCTTGGTCATGTAGCTCGGACCAGTCGTCACGCACACATCGTACTGGCCAACACCGAGGTTGTAGATCTTCTTGATCACAATCCCCGCCTGGTCCACGATCTTGCGCACCGGCTGCGGCTGATTCGGGTCGATCATTGCCGAATCCGTTTCCCCATCGATGCCGATGATGCGGGCAATGCGCTGGGTGTCGTAGATTTTCGGGATCAGGTCCACAATCTGCCGAGTGGTGTACCGAATCGCCCGCGCCAGATTGTCGACGTAGTGGTAGGTGCCTGTGTCGCCCTGCTTTTCACGCGCCAAGATCGCTCGGCCAGAGCGTTCGTTGCTTGTGGCGCCCAAACTAGAGTCATATTGGCCGGTAGTGCTCTTGATGTCATCAGAAGCGCCTGCCTTGGCCTGTAGGAGCCCGCTGGAGGCCATTGGGGGCTGTGACCGTGCCGGTAGGGGCAGTACGCCGCCTGCGCCGTCTGTAACGTCAGGGTTGACCTCCAAATACGGCCAATTTGTCGTGTTTGCGGTCTTCCACTGGTTCTCATAGCCCTCAAACTGACCGCCGTACCCGATAAACGGGGCTTTTGGCGCCAGTGCGAGCATCTCAGCCTCTTGGCTGACCCAGTAGTTGTACATGCGCTGGGCGTCTTTGGCGTTGCGGATCAGCCCAGAGACGTACAAACGACCGTCAACCTCAAATTCGTTGCCAACAACGCGGATAACGGGTATGGATTTGCCCGCCCACTCGTGTTCTTCGATGAATTCGAACCCGTTTGTCTTGCACCGCTTGATCTTCTTCTGATCCACGATGCGCGTCTTGATGGGTTTCATGCCCATCATGCGCATCTGGCGGTCTTCGGGCGAGTTCTCCATCGCCGACACGTTGCCGTGGTACAGATGCAGCGTTGCCGGCGTGTGCTCGGTGTAGAAGTACTCCGCAATGCGTACCGTCTTCTCGCTAATCCACGGGCTCAGGCTCTGGTCGCCCACGCCGCGTTGCATCATGGTCGATATCGGCGATGCGTCGGGGAACTGGCGCTCGTACTCGTCAGCCGTCAGGTCTTCGGTGATGAAGCACCACTCCGCGTCCGAGCCGCAGGGGTCTTGGATCGTCGGGTCCATGTACACGCTGAACGAGTTGCGCACCCGAGCGATCCGGATGTCCTGCTCAAAGCTGTCGTCGTTGCAGTACTCGGTCAGGAGCCGGATGTAGCCCTCACCGTACGTCACCTGGTTCTCGCAGGCGGTGTCGTAGGCTACGTCAGCGTCCGAAATGTACTCGATGTGCCGCACGATGCCGTCGAATATCTCAGCGACCTCTACGTCGGCTTTGTCGTCCACCGGGATGACCTTGCCACTGGGCCGGTTCTGCCGCTGGTCGTTCGTGACCTGCTTGACGTGTTGGGGCAGCTTGTTGATCGTCAGGCATGGCCTGGCGTTGATCGTCTGCCCTTGGACGCTGCCTCGCGTTGCCAGCACATCTGCTGGCCACTGCCACTGGTTGTCGGGACTGCCTGCGGCAAAACGCAGGTCGTCTAGCTCATCCTCGCGGGACTCGCTGTAGGCCGACACAGCCATCGTAAAGCGGCTACGCATGGTGTTCAGATCGTCGGCGTTGCCGCCGGCGACTGACTTAGCCGCTTTGATGTCAGAGTTCATTTCTTCTTTGCTGACTGCACAAACGCCTTGGCTGTCGGCGCTCCCGGCGTACCGGGCTTGCGCATCTTCTCTTTGCTACCCGCCGCAATTCGGTCTTGCTTAGCATTGATATTAGCATAGAGACCAGGTTTATTGCGCATGGATGATCGCAAAGTTGATGACCACAGCCTCTAGCAGCGCGCCGGCAGTGATGTTGCGCAGCGTGATCGTCGCCGAGCCGGCCAACATGCTGGAGACCCAGCAATTGTAAGCGCCTGCCGTAGCGTTGGCGCTCGCCACGTTGACGATGATGACGTCCTTGCCCGACAACCGGTTGTTGGTCAACGTAAAAGTCACGTTGGTGGTGCCAGCAAGCGATGCGGCATCCATTGTGATCTGCCCAGCGCTGGTGTTGACCGTCACGCCGGTGGACTTGCTGGTAGCCTGCGTCACCGCAGTTTGAGCAGCGGTCGAGTACCCAAGTTCTTGGGTGGCGTAGCAAGTGGTGAACTCCGGGTCCGCGTAAGCGATGCCGGTAGATTGTGAATTTGACATCTAACTTCCCATCCAACTAGTTAGGACGCCTTGCGGCGCATAGGTTTTACGAGGAGACCTGTCTACATACTCCCGATGCGCCACCGGGAACGCGAACGTCACCGCCAGCGCGTCAGCAGCATCAGGACTGGCAAGACCTCTTGAGCGCATTTCCTTCTTGCCTTCTAAGAAGATTGTACCGCTAGAGTTAGGCTTCTTGGTTGGCCCCACCAGGTCTGCCTTGAGTTGCCGATCCTCGGGTATGGATGCGCTTCGCAGCCAGTCCTTCATCGTGCCCCACATCTCAGCCCGCTTGTTGCCCCACATCACCGAGTTCTTGGCCTTCCAGCCAAAGTTCACTCCGCGTACCTTATACCGTTGTTCGTTCAGTCTGTCAAGTATACCGTACCCTAGCCCACCCTCGTCAATCACCGTCAGCACCGGCTTGAACTCCTCGATGGCGTCGATCACCCGACCGACGATGGTCATGGTGTCCTCACCCGAGTACCGCTTGATGCTCACGATGTCCCGCCCTTGGCGCACCAGTATGACCGTTGAGTCCGCGCCGCCCCGTGCCGGGTCGATCCCTATGACCACTGGCGCCGAACTGTCCTTGTACCGTGGCCGCTTCATCGCCTCGTCCACCACTGTCGGGCTGATGAACTGATCCTCGCCTGCGCTGGGGAACTCACCGTACACCTCCACCTTGGCTTGGGATGAGTCCGCGCCGTACTCCGCAATGATCTGGTCGTATACCGCCTTGTCCGTGTCCTCGACCGTCCTAGCGTCCACGCTCCGGGCGTTCCAGAACGCCCTCTTGGCGTTAAAGCATTCAAAGAAGTAGCCTTCGTTTCGGCGCGGGTTGCTGAAGGCGAACCAGTACCTGTCGGGCGTGTTCTCTGTAAAGAACCCCGCCCCCACTTCCCAGATCGGGTTTGGTATGCCGCTGCTCTCGTCAAAGATCAGCATCATCCCGTCTTGGTTGTGGACGCCCGCGTAGCTGTCAGGGTTCTCGGCTGACCACAGCTTGCCCTCTGCGGCCCAGTAGCGCGTGCCTTTCTTCAGGTCACGCTCGACCAGTTCAGTGATCCACTTCGCGGGCACCAGCTTGGTGGCGCTCACTTCCCACCAGTGCGAGTGCATCGCCATCGCCGCCCACTTGGTCAGTTCTGCCCAAGTCACCGACCGCAACTGGTTCTCAGAGTTGGCGCTGACCACTACGCTCCCGCCGATGCGCGTGGTCAGCATCCACAGCACCAGCCAAGATACTAGGGCGCTCTTGCCAATACCCCGACCGGAGGAGACCGCTTCCCGTAGGGTGTCCATCTGGACCTTCCCCTTGTTCCGCTGGATGTGCGCCTTGATGTCGTTGAGCACCTCGCGTTGCCATTTGCGCGGGCCTTTGAATTGCGCCAGCGGGGTGTTCTTCTGCCCCCAGGGAAACACGAAGCGCACAAACGCCTCGGGGTCATCCGCAAGCGCGGGTGACCACAACTCGACCATCAGGCGCTGTTCTTCAGCGGATGTGTAGATTGGGAGTTGCATCTTCGACGTAGGTTAGACGAGCACGGGCTTCTTCAAGCGCGGTGATGACGCTGATCTTCTGATAGACATCAACGCTGATCTCTTGCTTGGCAGTCCAACCGTGGACATGCTGAAGGATTGCTAGGCTGGCCTTGGCGTCGCCGTTCATCGACGCTTCGGACAGTTTGCCTGCATGCGCCATCTCAGCGTCGGCTTTGCCTTTTTGCGCCGCCATCTCGGCGATGGGGTCTAGCTGACACAGCCGCCTGTATTCAACTGGCAGCATGCCGGAGGCCAGAGCCAAACTGTCGCCTTTTAGGCCCAAGCGCGCTGCTTCGTAAATCTGTTGCAGTCGCGCCTCAGTCGCCCTGATCTCCCTAATTTCTAGCGGTAGGGATTTCATGCGCGGAAGTATACCTTGATTGTTGCTACTTGTTGTGTTACGACATGGTGTAGGAAAAAATTTTGTTCGCGGACCCTTCGCCAGCGTGACCGGCCGGTCGCCGGCCCTGCCCCCCCCCTCTCGATTGCTGCACTGCAACATGTCCATGCCTAGGCAACCATTGCCCAGGCAACCATTGTTTAGGCAAACATTGCCTAGGCAAGTATGCCGCACTGCAACATGCGCCAGCGGCTGCGGCCCGTAGTCAATAGTCACCATAGCCATGCGGTTTGAACCGCTGCAAGCATTTAGCCATAGTCACCATAGCCATGCGCACGCAGCTGCTAGCCATAGTCACCATAGCCATGCGTGCGAAGTGCTGCGCGTCCATTTAGCTGCGGGTTGCGAGCGCGGAGCTGTCGGCGCGGAGCTGTCGGCCGGTAGTCATATAGTCGGTAGTCATTCCGTTTTCAGTCGCTCATATACGTTACGCTACATAGTGTGTTACTAATTTCCCTAGCAATAACACAGTGAGTGACTATATCGCTTACACGCCCGGCGACACCCCATGGCTATCGCTCGACTACCGAACCGCTGCCCGAACCGCGTTAGAAGACTACCGCGCTACCAGGGTGAAAGCCCCTACAAAAACGAAGGGCTTTGCGATGCTGCAAAGCATGTTACATTACTTGCACGCCAACGCAATCCCGCGCAAGCGCAACTAGGGCAACACAGTGAACAAAATCAACACACGCGAAGCAAAGACAGCCGCCACCGCATGCGCCATGGGTCATCCGGACATGGCCGCACGCATCCTGAGCGCGTGCCACCGCGCCAGCATGCGCAACAGCGACAAGCAAGAGTTGCTGGCGCTGGCTGTCGCGCTCGGCGTCAGCAAGCACGTTGAGTTCATCATTTGCTAAGTCAACCCGGCGCGGCCACCGGCCGCGTCACTAGTAGAGTAAACAAAAATGGCACAAGACTTCATCGGTTTCATCGCGTACGAAGGTCCAAGCACAATCGACGGCGCGCCGATTGTCGTGATCATAAACAGGATCGACGAAAGCAGCGACAACGCAAAAACGGGCGCGCTTGTGCAGTCGTTCATCATCCGCAGCGACGTGCCACCGACTGAAGCGCTGAAAACGGGCGACGACGAGTCAGTTTGCGGCGACTGCAAGCATCGCCCTTTGCTCGCTGCAAGCAACGGCGAAGCGCCGTGCTACGTCAACGTCGGCCGCAGCGTGCGCAGCGTGTACGATGCATACAAACGCGGGCGCTACATCAAAGCGCCCTTGGAAACCATAGCGCTTGCTCTGGCCGGCAAAAATCTGCGCATGGGAACCTATGGTGATCCCGCTGCGGCTCCCGCAGTCGTGTGGCATCGCCTAATCCGATACTGCGCCGATTGGGTGGGCTACAGCCACCAATGGCGCAACGTCAACGCAAGCGATTGGTCAGGCATGCTTATGGCCAGCGTCGACAGCGTGCAAGAGCGCGCCAATGCGATTGCGCTTGGATGGCGCACGTTCAGGGTCGCGCTGAACGAAGACAAAGCGACCACCGAAGCGCGCTGTCCAGCGAGCAAGGAAGCCGGCCAGAAGACAACGTGTAACGCATGCTTGCTTTGCTCAGGCACGTCGAAGCGCGCCAAAGATATCGTGATCATAGATCACGCTTTGGGACACAAGCGCCGCGTTGTGCGCATCGCAACAGTGTGATTCTCAGGGCATGCGCTAGCGGCGCATGCCCGGACAATCCGGTCCGACTAAGGGTAAAAAATGAAAAAGCATACATTCTGGGCTGTCGAGCGCGATGGCCAACAACGTGCCATCGGCGCAACCGAAGCCCGGGCGCGTTGCCGCGCCGCCGGCACCACGTTGCGCACGCTGAAAATCCGCGCCCATACGTATGGGTCTTTCGTCGGTGGCAGCGCCATCGGCTGGATCGCCCAGATGGCAAAGGGCCGCACGGGCGTTGGTTTCGGCGCGTGAGGGATATTCTGTTCGCATTTGCGCTGGGCATCGCTGGCGCCGTTTTTCTTTTTTATGGGTTATCAGCATGACAACCGAAGACATTAAACGGATGTACGACAACAATCCTATGCTGACCTTGCGAGAGTTGTCAGCTCTCACCGGGTTGACCGTCGCGGCCCTCAAACGGCTGTTGCTGTCATGATCGCCCGCTATCCCGGCACGTGCGCACGCACGGGCCGGGCTATCCGGCCCGGTGACGTGATCACGTTCACCAGCGCGCGGAAGGCCGTGCTAGTCACTGCCGCCGCGCCGGCCATTTTTTGGCACGATAGCGCGGCGCCAGCGGGCCGCGCAATCCGGCCGGGTGACATCAGCGATACGATCCAGTTCGGCGACCGCACCTTCTACCGTAACCGCGCCGGACGTTGCGAGGATGCGCCATGCTGCGGGTGCTGCACGATATGACACGCTCGTTCTATCACGATCAAGCCCGCTACACGCTCGGCGACTGCGCGACCGTCAACGGGCTGCGTCGCATCCGGTGGCAGCAATGGCGTCTCATCAGCGGCGCCTATGTCCTGACCCGGCAAGCATGGCTGCCGACGCGCTCGACCCGCCGCGACATTATTCAAACTCTATCAGGAATCGTATGAACATCTACGCCACCAACAAACCCGACGAGGGTTATCAGTTTCAACTATCGACGACGGACTGGCTCAGCGGCCGCACTGCCGAAGCGTACACCTACGCTCATGTCTGGAACGACGAGCTAGACGCGAACGGCGAGTATTATGAAGGTACGCCACCCGACTGGACACGCGTGCCATGCGGGTACTGATCGCGTGCGAGTACTCGGGGACGGTACGCGATGCGTTCATCGCGCAAGGGCATGACGCTATGTCATGCGACCTGCTACCGACCGACCGCCCTGGGCAGCACTATCAGGGCGACATTGTCGACATTCTGCGCGACGACTGGGACTTGATGATCGCGCATCCACCATGCACTCATCTGGCTGTCTCTGGCGCCAAATGGTTCCCCCAAAAACAGGCGGACGGTCGGCAGGCAGCCGCGTTGGACTTCGTCCAATTGCTCATGGACGCGCCTATTCCGCGCATATGCGTCGAAAACCCGGTATCGATCATCAGCACTCGCATCCGCAAGCCGGATCAGATAATCCAACCGTGGCAGTTCGGCCATGAGGCCACCAAAACGACTTGTTTATGGCTCAAGGGGCTGCCGCCACTGGCGCCGACCAATATCGTCGGCAAAGGGGCGCGGCATGTCACGAAGTCAGGGAAGAGCCTGCCGACATGGTACAACTTGCCGCCCAGCGCCGACCGTTGGAAGATACGCTCGGCCACGTTTCAGGGCATCGCTGATGCTATGGCGGCCCAATGGTAACCGCGCTGCTCGTGGGCTTGCTAGCCCTATTACTCGCCGCGTTGCTCGATCTCTAACCCGCCGCTGGCGGGTTTTTTACTACCCGCAAGCCGACCTCTAGCGGCGCCTCTACCATATCGCGTAGCTGCGACTTCGTGTATTTCGCGGCCATGTCGGCCGACACGAACACCTGTTTCTTGGTAGTGTTCGTCTTCGACATGATGCGGCCAGCGTCCTGCCAACCCGCCTCGTTCAAGGCGTGCATCAGCGCCGATGGGTGTATCCGGTGCTGCCCCGGCTGCGTCAACGCGTCGCAGATGGCATGCCACGGGCCAGCGATCACGCCCAGCGAGAATACGCCTATCCGCGCCTCTATCTGCAGTTGCAGATATTCCTCGTGGGCCGACCGACCGCGCTCCACCATGATCGCCTTGGCCTCAGTCATCGGTGGCGACGCGCCTGGCAGGAACGCCGACACGTCACGCGACGCCAGATAGCCCGCGACAATCGCATAGCCGCCGCGTTCGTACCATGCCCACATGGCGGCGCCCTCGGCGTCAGTCATGCGCGGCGCGTCCGACCACACGCAAAACCACCGGCGGTCGTTCGACGGGATCGAGATAGCGGCGCGCTCGTTCGAAAAGCACAAGACCCATATGCGGTTCAACGCGTTATAAGGGTGCAAGCCCTTCCTGTTGACGGGCAGGTATTCCGGCGGCGCCGCAATGATCGGCTTGAGGACATTTTCCATCGCTCGACGGTCCCTTGCTTCCGCCTGGCGCAGTTCGTTGATGACCATCACCTCGGCCTCGAGGGCGTACCCCCACGAGCTGGACAGTTCTTCGTTCTTGACGATCGACACATTCGACCGACCGATGGCCCACAAGAACGGCGCGTAGAGCGTGTCTTTGCCTGACCCCGGCAACCCGCCATGCAAAACGGCGTGGTTGATCTTCTTGTCAGCGTGCTGGAGCTTATACGCCAGCACATCTAAGACATGCTCGCGCTCAAACTGTTCGGGTATAAGCCGCTCGACATGCTCAAGCCAGCGCGACGCATCGCCCTCAACGGTCGGTGGCCTGGCGTCGCGCCAACGGTTGCCAAAAACGGCGCCATCCATCGTTGCAAGGACCGACTCGCCGGCGGCGTAAGTGACGCCTTGCAGCGTGCGGGCGCCCTTGGCCTGACGGTTCTCATCGTAGCAAACGCTAGCGGCTACTTTCGTCTTTCCTTCACCATGAATCGACTTGCACGGTATATGGGCAAACACCGCGTTAAACGACTTGCGCATGATCTCGCGGCGTTCCATCATGTCGAAATACGCGTCATCGCTCATAATATAAGCGAAGCGCTCATACCATTCGGCCTTCTCAAGTCGGCCCATCTCTTTGCGGTTGACCTCGCGGATAATCTCGATGGTCTCATCGGGGAATGCAGTCGTCGGCGATATCTTGCCCAACGCGCCGGCCATCACAACCGCTAGCAGTTCGTCGCGCAAACCGTGCTGGTGGTCAGGGCCACCCTGCTCGGCGACCCATGTCAGGTAGCGCGCAGAGTTCCATTCGTCAACGCAGTGACCGTGGAAGCACGTATAGGCGCGACTGACGGGCCTGTAGCGGCCCATTGCGTTGCCGTCGGTATGCTCGGCTGCATTCGGGCAAACGACGCCGCACCAGCCCTCGCCGTTGGCATTTTCCAACAGGTCACCACGCTCGGCAATCCACGCCAGCACGTCATCATCGCCATCATCCGCAAGGCCGACCGGGCGCATTGTGGCGGTATCGGCCACGCCTGGCGTGACGCCCAGCGCGGCGCAGATATCGCCCACGCTGTACTCGCGGCCTGGCGTGAACTCAGTCAGCACCGAGGCAAACCCGTTCTTCTGGTTGATCGACCCTGGCAGTCTGAAATTACGCACCGGGTTGCAGGCGCCTGGGTCGGTGTAGCCGGCGGCAGCGATGGCCTTGATGGCGGCTGAAAACTCGCCGACCGTTGGCTGTTCGTTGAACGCATAACCATACTGATAGTTACCCGGCGACGTTTCCATGATCCATGTCGGCGGCAGCGGCGGCGTCTTGCTCTTGGTGCCAATATCGTCCAACATCATCGCAAGACAATGCGTGCAGTTAGACGCAGATGCCGACACTCGACCGTCGACGAATCTCGACACTATGAAACTACCGGTATTGCAGTACCACGACGCCTCGCCGCGCCATTTTTCCGGTAGATATGCCGGCCAAGTGTTGTCTTTTTGTTTCACCACCAGCGCAGTCTCACCCTCGACCGCCAAAGATGCGATATAGTTCAGCACGTAGAAAACTCCTTTTAGGGCGCCTTGCAGGGCGCCCTTTTTTTTAGGGCTTGCCGTAACGCGACATTACCTTGATGTCGACCGCTAGTGGCAAGCCAGACGCCCATGCGGGCGGGGTACACATCACCTGGCGCAGCGCATCTACGTCAGGCGAAGCGGTCTCGATGACGATCTCATCGTGGACAGTCAACACAACATCCTTGACCTGGCGCAGCGAGTGCCGCAGCAGATCGTTGGCCACTGCCTGACAGACGTTCTCAGCCGCCAGACCGCTCCAGAGCCGCGCTCGGGGCCACTCAGTCGCGCCTTGCTCGGGTTTCCAAGCGCACTTGGCATAGGACACACCATCCGGTTCGAAGCGCGCATAGGGGTAGCATAGTACCCTGCCACTGGGCAGCGCGTACCACAGATGGACGCCGTCAAACAGGTAAGTGACGCGGCCAGCGACGAACTCCTGATTCGGGTTGCGCATGGCGCGCATGTAGGCCGACTCCAGCGCCTGCCAGTACCGCACGGCCCACTGGTTGGCGCGGCGCCAAGCGTCCACCGTGCGCCTGGCAGCGGCCTCGGGCAGGTGGACGCCGTAGTTGCGGCCCATAGCGGCAAAGGCGCCCACACTGCCACCGTAGCCGCAGGCTAGGATCGCCACCTTGCCGACCTGGCGCATGTCAGGCGTGACATCCTCGGTCTTGAAGATCAGCGACGCCTCGCGAACGTAGATGTCCTGACCGGAGCGGAACACATTGAGCACTTCGTCGCCGTTGCCTGACAACCAAGGGTTGCACCGCGCCTCGATGCCCGACCAGTCGGCCACGACAAACTGCTTGCCCGCAGCCGGGATCAGCGCAGGCCGGAGCATGCTCTTGAGCACATCGGTGACGCGCTTGCCGAAGGCCGGCACGATGGGCGCGTCTGCTACCATTGAGTCGCGCACCTGCTGCGGCTCCTTGGCACACTTGCGTGTGAAGTTGTGGACTTGCAGGCCGTAGCTGGACAAGCGGCCAGTGGCAGCGCCGCCGTTGAAGACGAACGCACCGCGCACGCGATGGTCCTCCTCATCAGCCAGCGCCGCCATGCGGGCGAACTTGGCAACGGACGACGCCCATAGATCGTCAGCGGACTGGACAACCTCGCGCACATCCGGGTCGAGATCGTCGCAGGCCAGCAGGTTGGCGCGGACGGTCTTGTCGATGCTGATCTTGTCCTCGACCGTCATCAGCTTTAGCTGCTCAGGAGAGACGCGGTCTTGCACCCACTGACGCATACGGGGCGAGCGGACAGATGTCACTGCGCCTTGCGTCACCTTGGCGACAGTGTCCTGTATCTCAATCAACTCGGCGCTGGCGTAGCGTACCGCAGAACGTGCTAGCCTAACATCGACTAGCACGCCCCGGTCGTTGATGCGCTCGTTGACATGGTAGTCGAGCAGTTCATCGTCGGACAGGCCGCGCATGCCCTTGCTGATGGCGCGCATGGCGCGGACATCCTGCGCGCAGTAGTCGAACAGCTCAGGAAGCAGCGCGGTGTTGTAGGGCGGTATGCAGCACTGCCGCACTAGGTGGTCACCGCGATGGTCCTTGCGCATCGACGCGCCGGCGAACCGGCCAGCGTCTTCTAGGCTGCCAGGCGCACAGTTGGCGCGGGCCTGCGCGGCCGTGCAGTAGAACTGTTCTAGCGGGTAGTCCTGCTGGAGGACGTACCAGAAAATGAGCCGCTCGAAAGCGGCGTTGTGGGCGCGTATCTGATGGCCTGTGAAGTCAGGCAGAGGGCCACCGGTCCACATCTGAACCTCGCCGTCATCGTACGCATATGCCATGCACAGAACCTCTGTGCTGAGGCTCTGCGCATAGTTGTAGACGCCTGCGCTTTTCAGGTCGCAGGCGCTACGGGTCTCAAAATCGACCCAAATCACCGGTTAAGCCCGGCGGCGACGGGTCGGCTCGGCAGGCGTATCGGAGGGCGCCTCTTCTTCGCCCTCCATGCCAATCCACGACTGCACATCAAACAGCGGCGTGTAAATCTTGCCGTACGACTTGTGCTGGTAGAACTCCTTGTTCAGCACGATCACCGGCACCGGCTTGCTCGGGTCAGCCTCGACCTGCGCAGCGATGGCCACCGCGATGGTCTGGACACCGCGCTTACCGCCGACGCTGGTAGAGCTATAACGCACTTCCAGCCCCTTGTCCTCACCGGTCAGGCACTTCAAGCTCATGCCGACCTGCTGCTCCCAGCCCTTCTTCGCACCGGCAGGCACCGGGCCATGCTCTGGCAACGGCTCAGACACCGATGCCATCATTTCACCAAGAACTTCACCATCGCCCCACGCAATCCAGCCGTGGACAAAGGCGAACGGATTAACCGCCCAGGTCGAGCCGGCCTCGGCCTCATCCTGATCGCTGCCAAAGACCCAATGACCGGTGCGGTCCATCTTGAGGATGGCAACACCAGGCGCCTCACGCGGCGCAATGGCGCGCAACGATTGAGCAAGGGATGCGACTGCCGGCAAGCCGGCTGATTTGAACGCTACGAGATTTGTCATATTACCTTCTGGAGTAGTTGACCCAATTGGAGAATGGCAGGCCGGGGGTCGGTATCCGGTGCCATTGTGTTACCCGACGACACGCTGACAGTGAGACCGTCTGGGAGCTTTTTGAGCTTCTTTTCGGCCACTGCTGGCGAGACCAATGTGGTGACGTCGGGGTCTTTCAGGCCGGCCTCGATCAAGGCAACCCGCGCCTTGTCTTCGTCCAGCCATTTTCTTGTGCCGCGTTTCGCGACCAATTTGAAACCAGGGATGACCTGGCCATTGTCTAGTGCGCGCTGCGCCAACTCGCGCAGGCCGGCGATCCAACTGTCGAGCAGGTCGGCCTGCTGCAAGTAGATGCTGATCTGCTGCTTGTCCAGCGCGTCGAACTGCACCTTGACGGCGCGGTCGACTGCGCCGGTCAGGATGGGACAGACTGGCTTGGCGGTACACCAGCGGCAGTGCTCGCCGCTCTTGAGCGCCGCGTCGGGCTTGACGGCCTGCTGCACCGCGTCGAACAGTTGGTCTTCGAACCGACTGATCCGGGCGCGAGTGGTGACCCAGCGCTTGATCATCGGCGGCTGGATGATGACCAACTCGACCTCGGTCACACCCTCAAAGGCCCAAGGCTGGGACCGGCGCGCAGCAGCGGCGTAGAACATCAACTGCATGTTTTCTTGGGCTTCAACGATAACGCCATCGCCGAACTTCCAGTCGAGGATGACGGCGCGGTTGCCGATCTTGCCCAGCACATCGACCGACCCGAAGACGCCGGGGATGAAGTCGCCGAAGTCGACGCGCACCTCGACCATCAACTCCATCGTCTTGTCTGGATCGACCTGATCCAGCAGCGCCAGTGCCGGCATGATCTTGGTGTCGTGCAGTTCCTCGGTGATGCTTTGCGGTTTCTTACCATCGATGATGGCCGCGATGACATCGTGCAGCAGCGTACCCTCGGCGGCGTACTTGCTCTCAGCCTGGGGCGGCATCTTGGCCGTCAGGGCGACGGAGCCGGGGCAGTTGATGACCCGGCTGGCGGTCGAGCCGCCGACGATCTTAGAGTGCGTCGTCATCTTGCGCCTCTTCTTCTTCCTGAACCTCGGCAAACACCGCTGTCGTGGTGTAGCTGTAACCCCTCAACTCCTCCAGTTCGAATTGAGAGCCGTAGCGCCTCTTGATGTGCGAGGTCAAGATGTCTTTGATGTCTGCGTCGTCTAGGGTGATCTTCACTTTACTGTACTCCTTGGTTGATGGAACCTGAACTGTAGCGGACGAAAAAAGACTTGTCAAGAACTTTTTTACTGTGTTACAGTTGTGCCTCACAAGGAGCAGACATGATCACTTTCAAGACCGCCCCGCGAGGGACAGCCACTGTAACAGAGGCCCACGCGCAGTCAATGCGCGATCTCTTTGCCGGCCTCAAGCCGCTCAAGCCAACCAAGATCAAAGCCCACAAGCGCAGTTTTCCAAAAATTTTTGGCTCGACCGAGGACTACATCCAGCAGTACTTTGCGTTGAACAGCCATTGGACTCTTGCGGCCTATGGTTCTGGAGACCACATCTTGCTGTACCACCCGCTGCCCGACCGCGTTGCGCGTCTCAACCCGTCAGAGCCCGAAGTTGAAGGAAGCTGACGTTGAACGCCACCTGGTCAAGTTGGTCGAGAAGGCCGGCGGCAAGGCGTACAAGTTCGTCTCGCCAGGCCGCGCAGGCGTGGCCGACCGCTTGGTCGTGCTACCTGGCGGGCGCGTCTGGTTTGTTGAGCTTAAGGTCAAGGGCGGGCGCCTGTCGGCGTTGCAGCAGGTCTTTTCGTCCGACATGGCCGCGTTAGGTCAAAACTATATTGTGTTGTGGAATAAAGAAGATGTTGCTACGTTCGTATCAATCCATTGCGGCTGACTTCCTGTACGAGCATGACCGGGCGATGATCCTCGCGCCGGTCGGCGCGGGCAAGACAGCTATCACGCTAACCGCCATGCGCGAGATGCTGCGCGATGGCCACGCCAGTCGGTTCCTTGTGCTGGCGCCCAAGCGCGTGGCTGAACATGTCTGGCTAGAAGAGAAGGCGAAGTGGGCGCCTGAGATCACGATGGCCATCGCCGTGGGCACGGCCAAGCAGCGCGGCGCTGCGCTGCGGGCCGACGTGCAGGTGGTGGTGACCAACTACGAGAACCTGCCCACGGGCGGGTTCGACGCGGTGGTGTTCGATGAGTTGACCAGGCTGAAGAACCCAAGCGGCCAGCGGTTTAAGCTGCTGGAGAAATTCCTGCGCGAGGTCAACATCCGTTGGGGTCTGACCGGCAGCTTCACCAGCAACGGTCTGGAAGATGTCTTTGGCCAATGCAAGATCATCGACACGGCGTTGCTGGGCCGCACCAAAGGCGCCTTCCAGCAGCAGTACTTCATGCTGGTCAACAAGGAGTTCAACCAGTGGGAGCCACGCGCTGGAGCGTTGGCGCAGGTGATGGAGCGCATCAAGCCGTCCACGTTCCTGTTGGAGTCCTACACGCTGCCAGACCTGAACGTGGTCGAGGTGCGCTGCTCGATGGACTTGGCCAAGTACAAGCAGATGAAGAAGGACATGGTGCTGGAGTTCCCCGACGCCCGCGCCATTGCGGTCAACGCTGGCGTGGTGACGGGCAAGCTCCAGCAGATGGCCTCAGGGTTCGTCTACGCCGACGGCGCGCCGCAGTGGATGTCACCCCACAAGTTTGACGCGCTGGACGATCTGCTGGCCGAGAATCAACGCGCCAACACGTTGATCGCGTACAACTTCAAGGCTGAACTGGCTGAACTGAAGCGGCGCTACCCGCACGCGCAGACGCTGGACGACGACAACGTCATCGAGCGGTGGAACGCGGGTCTGGTCGAACTACTACTGGTTCACCCCAAGAGCGCAGGCCACGGGCTGAACCTACAGTACGGCGGCTGCAAGGTGGTGTTCCTGTCGCTGCCCTGGTCGCTGGAGTTGTACGAGCAGACCATAGGCCGGCTGCACCGCAGCGGTCAGGCGCATCCGGTTTGGGTCTACCTGATGATCACCGACAAGACGGTCGATGAGAAGATTTGGCGCGCGCTGCGCGACAAGCGAACGATTTCTGACATAGCCATAGAGGAGTTGAAATGAAGCTGACTTGGAGAAGCATGCACGAGGTGCTGACGAAACTGTCTGAAGAGGAAGTGCTGAAGTTGCTGCAAGAGGAGCAGGCCGGGGCCAACCGCATCACCATCCTGCTGCGCCTGCACCAGCGGTACTGCGTCTTGCGCCTTGAGCGCGAGCGCATCCTGATCCTGCGCGGGGCGATGGCGGCATGAGGAAGCCGCCAAGCATCGGATGGTGGCCGACCGGCGAGCACAAGGTGCGCTGGTGGAACGGCAAGTACTGGTCCTGGACTTGCCTAGACAGCGACAACGAGTACTGGATAGCGCGGTACAGCGCCAGGGAATCAACCGATGACGTCAAGTGGTATCCAAGGCCAGACAGTTGGCCAGAGAGGAGCAAGACATGAAAGACAGAGAAGAGTACTTCTGTAAGGCTGCGGCCCGCCAGAGCCTGTTTGCGGCCGTCTGGATCGTCGCCCTAGTGGCGCTGATTGCGTGGTTGGCATGACGCACATCGGTTGGATGATCCTTGAGAGCAATGTTTGCATCTTGCTCACTCGGCGCCGCGAAGAGATGCAGTACTGGGTAGACCTTGGATGCGATGCGGTGCCGTTGTATGCAGTGCCCCCGCTGTAACGCGCCAGCCGGCGTGCTTGAGACTCGGCAACGCCCCGATAACCTAACTTGGAGACGATACAAATGTTACAACGAACACAGGTTCAGCACAACGGAACAACTAAGCGGTTTGCACGGTCGCTTGACGAAGCCTTCGGCGGCGACGGTTACGCCATCACCCACTACCGAAACCGGTGGAGCGGGGTCAACCGCGCCGTGGTTTTTGTTCTCTGGGTTTTAGTCCTTGCATGGGGAGCAACATTGTGGACTTGAAGAGCCAACTGCTGCGGGAAGAGGGCGCCGAGTCCTGCGCCTACCAAGACTCGCTTGGATACTGGACCATCGGCGTGGGCCGCTTGATTGACTCGCGCAAGGGCGGCGGGCTGTCGCCAGACGAGATCGACTTCCTGCTTGAGAACGACATCAAGACCAAGACCCGCGAGGTATTGTTGGCGCTGCCGTGGATGCCTAGACTGTCCGAGCCGCGTCAGGCCGTGCTGATCGGCATGGCGTTCCAGATGGGTATGAAGGGTTTGCTTCAGTTCAAGCGGATGCTATCGGCGGTTGAGGACGGCCAGTACTTTGAGGCTGCTGCGCAGATGGTGGAGAGCACTTGGGCACGGCAGACGCCAGCACGAGCGCATCGCATGGCACTACAGATGGAGACAGGCGAATGGACCCACTGACCGCAGGCGTCGAACTGGCGCAAACAGTCATCACCCGAATTTGGCCGGACAAGTCAGCCGCCGAGGCGGCGCAACTTGCCGCTCAGGTCGCCATCGTGCAAGGTCAACTCGATGTGAACAAGGCCGAGGCGTCTAGCCCCAGCGCGTTTACCAGCGGCTGGCGCCCAGCGATTGGCTGGGTCTGCGCGTCGGCGCTGGCGTGTCAATATATCGCCAGGCCGCTAGTCCAGTGGACCGGTATTGTGCTTGACCACCCGCTGCCTGCGCTGCCTGGCATCGACGATAACTTGTGGCAGTTGATGTTGGGGATGCTCGGGCTCGGTGGCCTCAGAACTTTTGAGAAGACGAAAGGAGTTGCATCGTGACCGATGAACGCATTGCCGAACTGATGGGGTGGCATTGGCCGACCAGTGTTCACCCTGACGACATGCTTGCCAAGGTGCGGGCCGTTGTACGCGAAGCTGTACGCACTGATGCATTTGCAGAACGATGCAAGCTGGCAACGGACTGCCTGCCCCAGTCACCCTACCGGGTGATGCTGGAGAACCTGCATCGAGAGATGTTGGGCATTAATCAGAGGGTTGAGTTATGAACGAACGAATTAAAGAAATACTTGCTCGCCCTGGGCTTGAGCGTTTAAATGATTGGGTCAGCATTGGCCCGGTGCAGAAAGCATCGTTGGAAGAATTTACCGAGCTTGTGGTGTTGGAGTGCGCCCGAGTGGTGAAGGCGAGCGGCCCCCAAGGGGCGTCTGGGGTAACGGCCATCAGGTTTCATTTTGGAGTTGAGCCATGAACGAAAGAATTAGAAAACTAATGGACGGCTGCTTTGACGTTACGGTTGACAGTCGCGGGCGGGAGGAATGCACCGCCGACTACATCAACGTGGAGAAGTTCGCCGACCGTATCATCATGGAGTGCGCCGAGTTGGCGGAAGAATGTTACTGCGGCGATACCGTTAAGTCTTTGATAATGAACCATTTTGGGATTGAGCCATGAGCGTAAACCCAAACCCTTGGATAATCGAATCCCGCATTGAATACTGCAAAGACATGGCCGCACACAATGGGTTCCGTCTTGAGCGTGGGGATGGCAATAACACCATCAACATTGTTGCGGACAAGCCGCCCTACGGCAAAGACGTTGTCATTGCCCGGTTATATGATTGGTCACTCGTAGAGATGTATCTTATCGGGTATGAACAGGGCAGGTCAGAGACAAACGTTGTTGCTACGCTGGCAAGGAATAGAAAGGTGAAACCGTAATGTCATGCGACTGGGGGAAAACTGAAGGGGAGGAAGACCTGCCCGAACCTGAGCACATTGATAGTGAGACCTGCTGGTGTGAACCCGCATTAGATTACACAGACCCCGATACGGGAGTATCGGTATATGTTCACCGGAGAGCGCAATGATGAACACCATCATCCCGGCAAAAGAAGTTGCTGCAAGCATTTGGAAAATCATGGAAGAAGTTGTCAATAAACTTCCAGAAAAAGATCGGGAGAACTTGAAGGCAGTAATGCTTGATCAGCTTGGCGTGGCTATGTTTAACGGACCAAAAGAAAAGGAGAAGAACGAATGACAGACGAAGAAATCCACGACTGCTTTCAGCAGCGCAGCAAAGATAAGACGCAAGAGCGCCGACTAATTGCTAATGCCATTGAGGAAAAACTGCTTTACACAAAACCCCAATGGCAGGGGCTAGCTAAACTACATGCAAAGCTTATTGCCGAAAACTCACCAAATATTGAGTGGGCAATAATGTTGACAGAGCAAGCACTT